ATTCTATTGTGAATAACATGCAATACACCTTTAAGGGATTGTGGATCTCTAAATCTTGCTTCTCTTGAAATAGCATTGATTGAATCAGCATCTAACGCATCTTCTTTCATATGCTCTCTATTTTTGGCCTTCCAAGCGGTGGCAAAGGCAATACCTTTTTCTTTCTTGGTTAGTTCGCCGTCTTTAGCATAACCTTTTTTGATATGCTTTACCATACGCTCAAACTTATCACCAGGAGGTGCCTTCTCGTAAATACCGCGTTCCGCTGTATCTGGATACTTTGTTTCTTCTTCGCAGTTCCACTTACGCAATGCTAGTGCCTTACGTGTTGGTCTACCTTTTTCGTCCTTCATAGGACCTTTCATACCACCCATACGGGCACAGAATGACTTACGACGCTTTGCTGGTTTACTATCTGGATCCAACTTTGATGGTTCAGTTGTAACGGCCATTGAAAGTTTAGAACCTGGATTCTCACGGCGATATGAAGCAATACCTTTGCGGTTCAATCCACCTTCTGGATTTTTACCGGCCTTGCGTTGCCATGCTGCGGATTCATCAATATCCTCCTCAACAGGTACACAATTAGGTACCTCTTTTCCATCTTTTTTCTTCATACCATATGCTTTGTAACCCTTCCAGCAAGGATTCGGCATTTTCTTTTCTTCTTCCATCTTAGCCTTCTTTTTCTTTAATGCGTCTCTAGCTAAATCGTATCCTTTTTTACCATAATGAACGGCACTAGCACCCCATCCTGCCGCACCTGGTAATGCTGTTGCTGCTCTTACCATATCAGTTTGATGTCTTGGTTTATGCTGACTAATAGCATCACCCATGGTATACATATTAGCAGCAGTCATTCCTGTTATAGCAACCGTTTTAGCGACCTTTTTGGCCTTGTCTAATTTTGGACCTTCCTCAAGTTGGTCGTTTTTTCTGCCTTTTGGCGGCGCATCCGATAAACCGGTATAAGCATTTGGTTCACCTGAACCACCTAATTCGTTTAACTTAGATTCATTTACAAAGTTAGATGTTGACTTTATCTTTGTTGGATCGAAAAAGTTAAAACCTAAACTTTTGTTATGATGGTCAAAATGCTTCTTTTTAATATAATCTAATTTATTACCATTATCATCTGTATAAGACATAGAATTTGTATCTATATATTGCTGAACATAATTTGTTCCGGCCGGATCGCCCGATATATAACCTAATCCTCTAATACCAGCAATTGAACTAGATTCTTCTAGGTGTGCCTTGTCTAACTTAGTATAATAATCCAGTTTTTCACCAAGATGGTCAAGAGCAATCTCTCTAGCAATCTTAGGATGGTCTGTGTGTTCTTTTTCTACTTTTATACCTTTCATCAATTGCTTTTTAACTTGCAATACAGGCACGCCGTATTTCTTGGCAAGGTCATTAACAGTTGGTGTAGGTTTATCTAAAAGTTTTTTAGTCAACTAAATTATCCTTATTTAGTTCAACGAGATATCCGTTTTCATTTAAGTGTGTTATAACACCTTGGTTATTGGCATACTTATTAGAACCCATATATGTTAGTCCTAAGGATCTTGCTTCTTTAACCAATGGTTTCTTAGGCGCTGCTTTTTTATTTTTCATTCTTTCAAGTTCAATCTTTTTATCCATCATAGATTGCTCATGGTCTTTATTGACTGCATCTTTTTCATCGTTACCGAAAGTCTTTTCGATTTTATCCTGGACGGCGGCCTGAGTGAATTGCTGTTGAGCACCAAGTTCTAATTGATTCTGTTGGTCAATGGCCTGCTGCTGTTGCTGCGCCACCATTTGCTGCTGCTGCTGTTGAGCAAGGATGGCATTTTCTTGTTCCATCTGACCGTTAATCTCTTCCATATCTTCATCAGATTGTTGAAGAACATTTTTGCGAATCCATTCAATGCTATAATACTTACCAACAAATGGATCAACTTTAGTTAGAACGTCGAGTCTTGTAGATAATAGTTCAGCTTCTTTAAGTTCATCAAAGTTATTGTCGGTCTTAAAGTCGTAGAAGATATCTTCTTTAAACTCTTTCCATTCTTCTTCGGTACAAACCTTTTTAAGAACCAACTGGACTCTTAGTAGGTCATCAAATAGAATGGAGAACTTATTACGGAGTCTTTGAATGAACTTTGTGAATTTTAATTCGTCTCTGGTGATTTCTGTAGAACGACCGAGAGAGAAACCTTGCTGTGGTTCTAGACGGCCAATAGGAACATTAAGTGAACGATAGAGTTTTGACTGGAAGTATTTAACGTCCTCTAGTTCACCAAGATTTCTAGCACCTTCTAGTGTAGAGATTTCTGTACCTTTAGAACCTTCACGGCGTGGCAACCAGAAATCCTCAAGCATTGATAGATGTTTACGGTCATCCTTGATTTCACCAGTTGAGGAATCATATACGAGTTTATTACGGTATTTGACCATAATATCACGCACATATTGGTCGGCCTTGACGGTTGGCATATTACCTACGTCAATATAGAATACACGACGCTCCGGTGCTCTGGAGAGGCGATAAATGACGGTTGCATCTTCAACCATTCTAAGGTTGTTAAATGGTTTGATTGCCTTGTGTAGATAGGAAAGAACCATTGTCTGTTTAGGGTCCATTAGACCTGAATTAACATTGACAATGCTATCGGGGGCAATCTTAGATCCTAGATTGGTACCTGAACCAATCATACCTTTTTCGTTGTAAAGGTAATACTCGATCTGTCTTTTAATTAGTTCTACACCTGTATTCGGATCACGCATCTTTTGGATTTCGCGGATCTTACGAATACGGCGTGGGTCAATATACTTGACCTCTTGAATTCCATACATTGGTTGGGTTTCGTCAATGACTACATGATAGAACAATCTGCCATCAATATAATATCTACGGAAGATATCATGTCCCATATTACCAAAGTTGAGTAGTTTTAGAATATAATTAAACTCATCTTCAATACGTTTCTTAATACCAGCAGGAACTTTAAGGTCATCCATGTTGATTTCAACACACTGACCGGATTCTTCAATAACGATGGCCTCATTGACAATTTCATCAATGGCCGTTTCCATTTCTGGTTGAATAGCAAGTTCGCGGTATTTTGTGATTAGTTGTGTTTCGTTTCGGAATGTACCATCAAGGTCTACATAGGTTCCATAATAACCGGCACCAGCAACCGTTACCGCCCCATCATCGTTATGAGGTAGTGTGAACGATTTTTGTTTAGGTTGCTCTAACTGAGCATCTTCTATCTTTTTAGGGGTGCCAATTTCAAAGCCAAATAATTTCACTATGTAATCCTTTTACTAGATTGAAGACCCGTGGAGTTTTGCTCCACGGGTTTAGTTATATTTATGCTACAAATTATGCGCCAGAAATATCTGTAGTTTGAACTGGGAAAGCAGATTCCCACCACTGATAAGCGAATGTAACACTAAATTCTTCAATCTGGTCACCTGATGCCCAATCAAGGTCAATAGCAGAAACGTCGGTTGGGAAACAACCAATCATTTTATACTGCTTAATGATCTCGCCTGTTTTGGCATATTGAGTAACCATAGCATCGGCCTGATAAGTTGCCATTGTTGCCAATACAGGATTACGAATATTTTCCACATGGGCATTAAGGGCGCTCATCCAAAGTTCAAGGTTATTGCGGATGAGGAAGTTCTCATCATTAATAACTGTGAATGACCAATCTGGGAAGGTTCTTGTACCGGCAACCTTGATCTCACGACCAAAGTATGGAACGGTAATCTGTGAAATTGAGTCTCCAGGTAGTGAGGATGCTCTTGCCTTAAACGTAATAGCCGCAGAGGTAAGAGGTGTAATCCCAGGCGCTGGAGGCATGTTCATAGTAACGTCAAAGAGCGAAGCGCGGGCGCCGTCATTGACAAGACTTGCTCTAAATTGTTGAACATTAAATGCCATTTTAGTTTTCTCCTTTTCCTATTTATTAGACGCCTGTTTTACCAACAACTTCGGAGAAGGCAACTCCTGTGCCAACAGCAACAAAGTTCAACTGAATGAAGTTAATTGCGCGGGCTGGCTTAATGTAGATATCACCAACAAATTCGTTTCTGTCGATGACTTCAGGTGTATTGTTAGTTGTATCGCAAACTACATGGTAGTCAAAGATACCTCTTTGTCCTTTGATGTTTCTAAGGAAAGGATCTACTAAAGCAACGAACTGGGCTCTTGTGAACTCATCGTTGAACTCGAATAGTGAATACTTAGCAGCTCTAGAAATTGATTGTTCAAGAACAATAAACAATCTGCGAACGTTGATACGGTCAAATGCAGATGGTTTAGCAGTCATTGTCTTATCACCATAGAGAACTGTACCAACACCTGACATTGCTACGACAGGGTTAATAGAATTCTTATAAAGTGTATCTCTATCTGCCTGATTTGGTGTCCAAGAAAGTTGTGTTACATTCTTGACTAGACCACGGTTAAGACCGGCAGGTGACCACCATGCAGCATTTGTATAATCTGTTCTAGCACAGAGACCACCAATATCAGCATTGAGAGGAACCCAACGATAGACATTGTTATACTTATCGAACTGCTTCTTCCATCCGGAGTCAAGGACAGCGTATGAAGAAGAGTTGAATAGATTGCGGAATGTTAGAATGTCAGATGTTTCATAACCCATGTTATTGACAACTGCTGAATAAGGAGGAGAAATGAATGTTACCAAATCTTTTCTTGTTTCAGCAATGTTGTCAATGATATATTCGGAAACTGTCTGAGAAGCTGGGCCTGTGAGTAGCAAAGAAACGTCCGCTTGTTCTGAGTTTCCAAAATAATCATAAGCATTTGTCAAATCACCGTCTGTAGGTGTACCATCGGCGCCGCCTGCTAATGTGCCAGTATAGTTTGTATTGCCTTGAGCAAAAGCGGTGTTTGATGCAAGTAAACCCCAAGTTGTGGTGTCAGCGGTATTATTTGCCATTAGAGCATGATGTAAAATATAAAAATACTTTGAACGTTCATTAATTACGTTCACATAGTAATTTGATGTTCCGTCATCGTTTGTAGCATCAGATGCTTTAGAAACATATGAGAAGCGTTCGATAATGGTGTTTGGTGTTGGACCAAAGTGACCTAATGTATCGACAACAACGATGTGCATTTCATCGTTAGAACCGTTTCTCTGTGATGTCCAAGTTGATGTTCCAGGAACGCCATTAAAATTCGGAGCATATTCCCATGTAGAAAATGCTGTAGAATTTGCAGATGCCCAAACAGAAACTTTAAGTCCGTTGCCAAGATTACCTGGATAACGAGCAGCAAACATGCCAGTATTGGCAGCTGCTGAAAGATCCATATAATCAAGTTCATATTGGTTTTCATTTTGAATGATGATTGGTAATGTTCCAGATGTTGCGTTATTAGCCTTTGTTAGGTCGGCTGCACGAACAACTAAAAGATTTTGAGTATAGCTGAGAAAGTTTGCTGCGGTATAGAATGAGGTGAAAGTATTTTGATCTGGTTGACCGAATCTGTTTACCAGTTCAATTTCATTGCTAACTCTTGTTAGTTCATTAACAGGGCCCCAAACAAAGTTGCCGGCGAAACCTCCAACTGTGGTAGATAATGATGGTACAATGGTCGTTAGATCAACTTCGGACCAAGCTACACCAGGTGAAAGTAGAGTTGCCATTTTTTACTCCTTTTTATAGGTTGGAATGGTGTTTTATATCCATTTCTACTTATTTAGTGTTTTGACATTTTCCATTATAATTGAGGATCCCAGTTCGGATTTATATAAAGACCTTCTTTATCAACGGTTAACCATCTATCTCCACTAGGGTCTGTTTCAGGAGCAGGATCATCTATGCCATTATCAATAAACCCAAAGGGTACGTTTTCAACATCTTGTAGGTATTCTAATTCTTTTTGTAGAACATGTCTTATATCGTTAGAAACCGTCTCTTTGAATAGTTTTTGAGCGGTTAACCAACCAAAATGCACCAAAGTCATAGCAAGGTCGTCATTAGAACCTTCTTCCGCCATAAACGTTTTCTTAGTAGCAGAGAAAGAAAATAGTTCTGTTATAGTATCTTCATCGTTAAGTATCAGTTTATCATTTTCGACCAAGGTCTTGAGGTTAGCACAACCAATCATTTTAGACTGGGCCGTGATTTTGAGACCAAAGGCCAGTTTATTTTTACCGGCAGCAAAACCACCGGATGCCTGTGTTCCTTGTTTACCTTTTATCTGGAATTTTAACAGATTTTCATAATTTAACTCAAAGTGTAATATGTCCGCCACTTGAAGTCCAATTGAGTTTATCTCTACAAGGACAAATGCTTCATTATACTTTGTAGCGGCCGAGTAGATGACCGCTGGTAATAACATGGGACTGATTTCATTGTTTTTATATTTAGCCACCTGACGGTATGGTATTTCTGTAACGTCAAAGATGGAAAATGCTGAGTAGTCGAGTCCTTGACCTTCAGAAACGTCAGCAGTTAAAACATAAGTGTGCTTTGGTATAGGTTGCTCAAAGATGTCCATACACTCCATACGAGTAATGGGTTCTTTCCAGTGTAATGCTGCTAGTTTAGCACCATTGATTAGTGTATTGGATGAACCTAGGAACTCACAACCAAACTCTTGGTCGAACTGACGTTGACTGGTGTTTCGTATAGTTTCTTCGGCCCACTTGGCATCTCTACCTGGTACCATCGACCAGTGTATCTCGATAGGAATATATGTGCTAGTCTTTTCTACCGCTTTAGTCCACATCTTATAGAAAAGATTCATTCCATTTGGTGTAGAAACGATAACCACCTTTGAGGTTTTACCAGATGAAATGGTAGGATAAGTTGAGTTAAAGAACTCTTCAGCAATGTTATTAGGAACGAACGCAAACTCGTCCAGAAAGATTAGGTTGAACGAGAAACCACGGACAGAACTACCGCTGGTGGAATCTGCTAGAACTCTTGAACCGTTAGCAAGATAGATAGAACCTTTGTTCCACTCTTTGATACCTTGTTTCAGAAACATAGGTAGATACTCAAAAGCAAGTTTAAGTTTCTGTAATAACTCTCTAGCAGTAGGAGCACGGTTTGCCAAGATGGCAACCACAAAGTTCTCATTAAATAGAACCTGATGTAGAATGTATGCCACACTTGTAGTTGACTTACCAACCTGTCGTGGTAGCTTACAGATAGAGAAACGATTATCGTGAAACGTTTGAAGCATACGCTCCTGAAAGTCCCACATCTCAAATGGAATTAAACCACGGTCGACGTTAATAATCTTAATATACTTCTTAGAAAAATAAACCGGGTCTTCCGCACATTTTAGGTATTCATCAAGTTCTTTTTGAGTAAATGAATGCCTGTATTGTTCATTAGGAAGATTAGGATTATTCTGGTAGCTGAAGGGTGTCCTTGCCATCTTCCTCTTTCTTATTCTTTATTGCAGCTAGTAATTCAGCAGTAGAACCGACAAAGACTGCCTGTTCCACATTTATACCTTCTGAAGTTTTTTTACGTGGGTCGGAATCTGGAGCAGGTTCTTTTAAGTCCCGTTTCATTTTCTGAAGATTATATAGGTCTTTTGATGTTTCACCGACGGTCTTAATTAAGTTGGCAACAACCTCAAATCCTCTGGCGGATTCGTTCTGACGGGCAATGGATGTTATATCTTCTAAGGCGTCACTGCCTTTATTAATAAGATTGCGGAGAGTATCGCGGACTAATCTATAGTCCGCATCTTGGTCATTTTCATCGGCCACTGGTTCATAAACAACCACCTCATTTTCTTTTTTAGGCGGTTCTTCGTGCTCGATACCTAAGGCATCTGATAAGTTTTTCTCAATACCCATAATAATACCATTCTATTAAAATTTAATACAAGCCAATAGTGCAACGTTTCTCGGACGTGTTTCAGATCCACCAGTTGCCTGAATGTTGGCAAAACCTTGTTCTGTAGTAGCATTTGGAGCTGATTGAGGGTGTGTATAATTACTACCAGAAAATCCAAGAGCTTGTGTTGTGGTACTTGGTTTGGCATATTGATGTGTATGACCTGAATCGGTATGTGTATGACTTTTAAATAAATCTAACTGGTCGGAACCAAATGAACGGCCAGTATCAATACCTCTACTATTGTCCCAACCACGAAGGAACACACCTCTCAAATCGGGTAATCCGAATGTCGTTATGGTATCACCTTGGCCAAATGTTGTACCAATGGCATCAAACAGCGCCGCATATGTTGTTCTAGAGACCGTAGCACCATTAGCTGCCAAGAATCCTGTTGGAACCGTTTGTGAGGCGGTGTAGATTATTGTACCAGGAGGTGTTGGACTCCACAAAGTACCATTAAGGTAGATATAACCATCTATAATCTCAAATAAATTATTAGGTCCTGTGAATGATGCCTGACCTACTATACTTTGATTACCAGTGATTATTTGAGAACCAGTTATTTGATGTGTGCCTGTGACCGTAAATGTTCCTGTTACAACACCATTGACGGTATTTACCTTTGCATTAGCAGTAGCATAAGCGGCATTCGCAACGGCAAATGAGGAATTGGTTTTAAAGAATACTGCATTTGAAGCACCATAAGCAGCATTTGCTACATTAAATCCAGAGTTAGCAACTCTATAAGCAGCGGTTGTATTAGCAGAAACACCATTGGCAAAGTTATAAGCAGATACCACATTTGAATTTATTATTGTTGCATATGTTAATGCCGCGTTTGCTTCGTCATAAGCACCACTTGCGTATGCTAGAGCATCGTTAGCAGTATCAAATGCCGCTGCGGTAAATGCAATTAATGCTGTATTTGATATTGAGTTGGCATAATTAAACGCGGCATTAGCGACGGAATATGCGGAATTTGTAGTGGTATAATTAGTATTAATTTTTACAGAAAATGAGTTTGCTAAATTAAATGCAGCGGTTGCATTAGTTAAAGCACCTTGATAATTGCTGTTTACGGTATTTGCCATATCATAGGCGGCCGCCGTAGCAGTTGCTTGATTATTGGCCAGACTGAAAGCGGCATTGGCAACATCAAAAGCGGCGCTAGCTTGATCATATATCAGACCTTCAAAAACATTAACAGCGGTAGAAAGGTCGGAAAGGTTTGCTGTTACGTTCGCAACACTGAAATATAACTCACTAAAGTTATTATCAACCTTAGTGAAAGCATCTCTCATTACATCGCCGGTACCATCATTTGGTATAGTGCCTATATTGATAACTTGTTGTGCCATTGTGCCTTTTCCGCTGTTAATTTAATTATTTATACTAATCTTATTTTGACTACACCAGTCACATCATAGTAAAGAGTTTTTAAAGGAACTCCGTTCACAGAAGCAACAGAATCATTAGCATAAGGTCCTTTAATAGCATTAATCATCACACCTTTAGTAGATAATTTAGCAACAATATTGGAACTTTCGGAACCACCGGCAAAAAAGTTTATATTAGCATCTGCTAATGTTCCTATACCAATTGAATTATTTGTTACATATAGATATCCGTCTCCAGGTCCTGTAGAAGAAAATGAAGGGTTATTATATAGTGATGAATTTATACCCATGTCAATAAATTCACCAAAGTCGTTTACTGCTAATATATCAGAAGATGTATTTGTTGCTGCGGCCGCATTTCTAACAACCGTAAAGGTACTTTGTTCATCGTCATAGTCCTCTGCATCAAACAAACAACCATGCATAAATTGTTTTGATGACTGAATTGTATTATTACCAATGATTGATAAAATAACGTTCGGACTATTAGTTCCTAACCCAACATACGTATTTGTAGGAAAAAATAAATTTCCCGCAAAGGTTACATTAGAAACATTAGGAAGTGCCGCATTAGCTTTGTTAAATGCGGCATTAGTTACATTGAATACTTCAGATGCAGCATTAATAGTCACAAAAACGGTATTGGAAATATTAGCAAGATATAATGCAGTATTTGCCATGTCATATACGACATTTGCCCTATTAAATGATCCGTTAGCCACATTAAATGCACCATTGGCCACATTAAATGCAACGTTGGTTAAACTATATGCACCATTAGCCTTTGCAAATCCAAGATTAGCAACATTTGAAGAATAGTCATGTTCTATGCCAAGTAGATTAATTGAGTTTGCTAAAGTATTGGCATTATTGGATAAAATGCCAATAGAGTTAGACGTATTTCTATCGGTATCATAAAGTTCACCAAAGTTATGGTCAACTTTGGTAAATGCTACTCTTAGTTTGTCGCCTGTTCCATCGTTAGGGCTATTGCCTAAATTGATAATTTGTTCTGCCATTTTCCCTACTCTTCGTCTACTGAGATGATTGTATTATCTACACTAATATTCATTGAATCTACGCTAGTGGCTATATAATTTGATTCTTCTGCCGACCATTCGTATATTTCTGTGGTATATCCGTAATCGTCTGTCGGTTCCGCATCAATTGGATCTGGTCTAATAGTGATCTCAACCAATTTTAATGGATTTGCATCGAATGAACTCAATGTGCAAACACCATTTGTAGAAACTGCATGAATACTATTATTTACTCTAAATGTACCTTGAGTAGCACCTAATACCAACTGATTTAACTGACTATTATGACGTATAACAATACCGGTTGCTGTAGCAGTATAATAACTATTACCCTGGTATACCGTGTCATTTACTTTAAAGACACCATTGGCATTCGAGGTATTTATCCTAGTTATATATCCAGATTGTATGCTTGGGTCGTTGTAAATATTTGCATAGACGGTACGAATAATCTTTGGATATGATATTGGCCCGTAATAATACATCTTCATAGTAAAGTTTAAAGTCCAATTAACATATCTTACCGAATCATAATCACCCTCATACTGGATGTCATTTGAAACATTATTAAGAATGATAGGAACATCTTTTAATGCGCCAAGGTCTGGTATCATATTGGTAGATACCGTGAAATCTGGATTAAAGAATGGTAGTATCTGCTCTATAATCTGAGTTCCATCATCGATGTTTCTGGTATAAATGTTTAACTGAAAGTTGATATCATATGGTACACCCATATAAGATGCCGTAACATGGGTGGTTGTATTTGACTTTGCTGCTCTTAATAAAGAGTTTTGTTTTCTGGTTGCATCATATGTGATACCAGTAATCTCAAAACTCATTCTAGGAAGAATTGTTTGTATAGAACGCAATAAATCTGGGTCTGAGAATATACGTGTAACCATCTTCTCTTTTGGAGAATATACAATAGGAACTAAAAAACGACTGGTTTCTTTACTAGTCTGGTCGTTCTTTCTAACCAATGTTATATCATCAAACAACCGGCCGAAGAGGACAACTGCTTTGCGAGTTAGTTGATGATAAAATGGACTATTACCTAACATTATGGCGTTCCAAATGGGTTAGTTTCGGACAGGTCTAATATAACACCAGCATCGGTATATACATTTTCATTGTCTGTTAAATCATATGAAGATTGGTCATATCTATCTATAGAAGAAACATTGTAAATTGCCTGGCTGGTATTACCAATAACGTTAGCACTACTTCTAAAATTACCTGCAACGTTGTATAACCATAGAGTATTATTGGAGGCATACCATTGTTTTACGGTTGCCTGTGCATATGCACCATTCCAATTACCGTTAGATGACTGAAAAACTTGTTCTGCCAAGAAATAATCCATATCACTAGCACCACTTAATATAAGAGACATTGTATAATTATTATCAAGAGCAACTTGGTCGATTTCTTCAACACCTGTATTAATTGGTTCTTGTGAACTACGGAATGCCTCACATCTTAACTCATAAACAAACGGTAGTCTTTTACCGATGGAGTGAAACATTAGTTCTTGTTCAACGAACTTAATCTCATACATTTTATGAAGAACAGGAACATACAACAAATCCCCATCTTGAGGTCTCTGTCTAATAGAACCTGGTAGTGTTTTAAGAAATGACCTACGTGAGAGAACGAATGTATCTGTGTCTCTAATTTCTAATCCAAATTTAGAAAAGAAATCACCTTGACCTTCATGGCCTGTGACATTTGAGAGATATGCCTCTATTGTATATGCTTTATTAAAGGCGCTTTTAGAATACTCACCAAAAACCATATCACCTTCGTCAAAAGATTCTCTAGGAATATAATAGATGTTGTGTCCCATAATTTGTATGGATTCCACAATAACATCTTCCATGAGAAGGTGCTCATTGTTTATTCTTTGTTGAGATGGAAAATTATTGAAATAACCGTTGACTGCCATTATCCGACCAAGAATCCTGGAGGTGCTTCGTAAGTATTTCTAATAAGTTCTTTAATTTCTTTAATTTCTCTTTCCGCTTCCTCAAAGATTTGCTGGCCGTTCATAGTGATACCGCCTGGTAGTTGCATACCACCAAACTTTTTCATATTATTACCCCATTGCTTTTTAATCAATGCGGTGCCTAATTCTTTTAAAATGCGGTCGTTCCAGAACTTTGTATATGCGGTTGGATCGGTTATAATCTGTCCTTGAACGACGATAAACTGACCGGCGGTGATATCATTATTCCAGTCCCAGTCAATGTAAAGACGATTATTAATCTTATTAAAACGGATTGGAGTTTCGCCTGAGAATAGCATATCGAGTGTTCGCATATGCTGCATGGTTAGAGAATAATTCACATATGATGTGGAGGATAAGTCCCAAAGGTCATTAAGGCGTAACTGATAGCGAAGGTCGAAGAAGGACATTGACTGGTTGGTACCGCCGACTGGGAAAATCTGCGATGCGCCTATAACACTGGAAGATAACTGAACGTAGTTATTAGATATATCGCCATTAGTTATTTCGTGTTTTAGATAGGTTCTTTCAGTTCCGTCGTAGTGAAACTCTTGAAAGTATTGAACTGCGATGGTTATGGCATCTTCGGCCTGCACATCATCAACATTGACCTTGATGACTGGTTCACCTAGTTGACGGAAGCAGAGGGCTTTGAATTCTTCTCTGGATGCTGGTGCTGACTGCGACATAGTGATCCCTTTTATGGTATTTCATACTATTTAGGAACCTTTATCGGAACTTAGGTCCTTCTACCCATATAACAACCGACTTTCGAACACCTAAATATACAGGTTTCACTCTATGTAGTAAAAATGAAGGAAATACTATAATAGTTCCACGATGCATTTCAGGAGAAAAGGAATCTTCTTCGCTTGATAGGTTTAATTCAAACTCGCCGCCAAAAAAATCTTTAATAGGTTCTTTTAATAACATAACTAAAGTTAATTTTCTAATCTCATCAAAACTATTGTCAGGCATTGAACCCATTATTGTATCCATGTGCCAATCATATTTTCCTTTTATGCTTGAATCATATACAGTATATTGAAATGCATCATATCCGTTTAAATCAAAACCGTAGAATTGGTTGTTTATATTGGTTATAACTTGATTAAAACGGTCAAAAATCCATGAAGTCTTATCATTTTTACTTATAAAACATATTTCAGATTTTCTTACCTTTTCACAATCTTCTTTATTTTTTTCTCCAACAACTACCGCACGTTCTCTATCATATTCATCACATATATTTTCGAAATTATCTAATTCATAATTTGTAAAGGCGTCGTTCCAATAAACATAATATTCAAAGGATTTACGTCTTTCTTTTGGATTGTTCACAATTGTATTATAGTTCATAATATATTTCCTAAATTATTTAATCAACTTCCTTCTATATCAAAATGTTGAAACAATTTTTTGTTTTTTTCTGTATCATTTGGGTCATAATGAAATTCACCAGATATATTAGAATTGGCATAATTTTCTAGAAAATTACAATTTAAGTTTCCAATGTGAATATTTTCTTTTATATATAACCATTCTTTCGGAACCGAATCATGTATTAAATTATCAATAATTTTTTTTGTAGGGTTCAAATCATAAATGTTAATATGTATATC